GCCCGGCTTCACGCAGGGCGTCCTCAAACTCGCGGGGGTCGAAACTCTTCACCGAATCGATGCGGGCCGCGCCGTTGGCGGGCCACGTCACCAGGCTGATCTCCAGAAGGTCCACATCCTCCAGCAGGCGGCGCGGCTCCTCCGGCTTGGTGCCGACGGTGAACTTCTTGGCGATGTAGCCGATGGACAGCCCGTCCAGGGCCGGCCGCGGCTGCATCTTCAGCAGCGCATAGGCGTCGCGGCCACGCTGGGTATCTAGCGCCAGCCTGCCCTCGACGTAGAGGCCCTTTTCGTCCTCCTCCATCGACGTCCAGATGCCGATCGGCATGAAGTCGTCGGACGACATGCCCCAGCCGCCGTGCTGCGCCAGCATGGCCGGCCACCGGCCGCTCTTCTTGGCCTCGCGCAGGGTGCGCCGGAAGGCGCCCTGCTTGATCACGTCGCCATAGCTGTCGACGTTGCCGAACGCCGCGCCGTAGCCGGAGAACGCGCCATCGCTCTCGGAACCGGCGAACTTGATTTCACCGAGGCCGAACGCCAGTCGTTCCATGTGCCTTACTCCTGCGAGGGCGCGGAGCGCGCCACATTCGACGGTTCGCGCAGCGCGCCCGCAGCGCCGCCGAGAGGGTTGAGGTCGCACTCCTGCCGAACCTCATCTTGCGTCATCCAGGCCGGCGCGCCGCCCGACCCGAGGGCCTTGGCGTAGTACTCGGCCTGGTCCTTCAGGGCCCCGCGCAGGAACGCCCGCAGATCCAGCAGCGTGTAGTAGCGCTCGTCGTCCAGCAGGTTGACGTCAGCCGACTGCTCGATCCGCTCGCACCACGGGGTCAGGGTGTGCACCGCGTGAGCCAGGAACATCTGCTCGGCGCTTGCGTAGGTCGCGGCCTTGTCGGAATGACCGACCATGATCGGCATGACGCGCATGGCGCGGCAGACTTCCTCGACCTGATATCGCCGGGTCTCAAGGTGCTGGGCGTCCACGCCCGTCATGTCCTGCCGCGTCCACTTTGCGTTCCGGTCCAGGATCAGCGGCTTGCCGGCGTTCGCACCCGTCGACTGCGCGACCAGCCAGTTCTGCAACTGCTTGAACTGCTCGGTCGTGAGCGCGCCCTCGATGCTGTAGACACCCGACGTCTGGGCGCTGTTCTTGGCCATCGTGGCGTGCTTGTCCTCCAGCGCGATCGACAGGCCGATGGCCTCGCGCGCCAGCTTGACCGACTCCAGCCCCATCCACGAGTTCCAGGACGGACCGCGCAGGTGCCACAGCGACCGCCCGTCCAGCACCGCTTCGGCGGCGCCGTCTTCAAACCTGACCCGGTACTCCAGCGACAGGTCGGCACGGCGGCGCACCGTGACCCGGCCCGGCTCAACGGGGATTAGTTCGACAACGCGCCCGCCGACGACGTTTTTGAACACGAAGGCGTTGCCACACAGCACGAGGTGAAGCGCCAGCGTCTCGCGGAACTCGAAGCTGGTCTGCCACGGGTTGGGGCGGCGAGACAGCAGATCGTACAGCGGATGGTCGCGCGCGACGTCCGCCCCGACACCGTTCGCCCGCCGGCGCATGATCTGGAACGGTGCCTGGGCGATACCCTCGGCAATGACGCGGGCGCAGGCCAGGACCGTCGTGACCTCCAGCGAGGTCTGCCAGTTGACCGTCACGCCGGACTTGGCATCCGGGTAGGATACGAACGCCGGGATCGACGTCAGGGCCTGCTTTCGCCCGATCAGGCGGTCAATCCAGCTCATGCCGCCCCCAGCTCTTCCCAGAATGACGTTTCAGGCGGCGCGGCTTCGCCCAGCGCCAAGGCCATGGCCGAGACCAGGGCGGCGATGCCGTCGATCCGCTCCGTCGACTTGGCCTTCGACGGCTTGATGTTGCCCGCCGCGTCGGTCTCAAGGCTGACGTTGCCGGCGTTCCACTCCAGCACCGGATGGCCGCCGTGCTCGACCTGGTCGGACAGCAACAGCCGCTCCAGCTCTTTCGACGGCGACGACAGGGTCAGGAAGCCCTGCCGGACCTTCTCGACCGGCAGACCCTCGCCCCCCAGCTGGATCATGATCTGGGTCGCATTGAACGGGTCGAACCCGAACCGCTGAATCTGGAACATCTCGGCGTCGGCCAGGATCTGGGCCTTGATGAAGTCATAGTCGACGACATTGCCCTCGGTCGCGATCAGCGCGCCCGACCGGGCCCATTTGTCATAGGGCACGCGGTCGCGACGAACCCGGTTCGCGATAGCGTCCGCCGGCACGAAGAACCGGGGCAGCACGCGCCACACCGACACCTCGTCGTCGGGCGGGAAGACCAGCACCTCGGCCGCCAGGTCCGTCGTGGTCGCCAGGTCGACTGCCCCGAAGCATCGGCGACCGGCGTTGGCGGCGGCCATCTCCTGCCACGGCGTGTCGCCGGCACGGCTGCGCCAGCGCTCCATGTTCAGCCAGCGCACCGCCTGTTCGGTCCAGATGTTCAGGTGGTAGCGCTTGAAATCGTTCTCCTCGCGCGGCGACTGCTGCGCCCGCTGGCACTCGGTGCGCAGATACTCGATCTTCGGGCTGATCCCGCAGTTCGGGTTCGCAGCCCGCCAGGTCGCCTCGTCGGTCCAGTCGGCCCCCTCCGGCGCGGCATAGATGACCACCAGGGTCTCGGGATCGTCGATCACGCCGTCGCGGACCTTGACGCAGTACTCCCAGGTCTCCCAGCCGAAGCCGATGCGCTGACCGGCCGTCGAGATCAGGAACTCCAGCGGCTGGCGCCGCGCGCCGACCGACTGGTGCACGAAGGTGTAGAGGTCGGCCGACTTCCATTCGTGGATCTCGTCGCCGATCAGGCCCGACATCGACAGGCCGTGCTTGCCGGTCGGTCGGCCCGACAGCGGCTTGAACCCGGCGTTCAGCTCGGCGCAGTAAATGCTGGTCTTGTACGTCTCCAGCAGGCCCGCCAGCTTCGGCGACCGGTTCACCATGGCCGTGGCCTTGTTGAACACGAGGCGCGCCTGCTGCTCGTCGTGCGCGATCGAATAGACCTGCCCGCCCGGCTCGGCGTCGCCGATCAGGCACAGCAGCGACACCCCGGCCGCCAACTCCGTATTGTGTGTCGGCAGCATGGTCCGACCGCAGAGGAACAGGTGAGACGCGCTGTCCACCTGAATGCAGCGGGTGGTGACCGTTTCGACCGGGTTGATCCCGACGATCTGGACCGTTTCCGAGCGCTTGCGTCGGGTGACCACCCGACCCAATTGACGGGCCAGCTTGCGCTCGAGCCGGAAGGCCGGCAGGGCCGTCGAAAAGGTGATCCGGTGCGCGAGCCCTGCTACTGCGCGACCACTACAACGCATCGGCCGTGACAGACCGCCGTGCTTGATCCCCAGGCTGGACAGCAGCTCACGAACGTCGGCCGCCAAGGCGGCGGAGATGGTGGAGAACTCCAGCTGCCGGCCGTTCGATGCGGCATATCCGTCGGAGTCCATAAGGCCTTGCAGCAGGGCAAGGCGGTCTTGGACCGAAGACCTCAGATACGCTGCCGGGATACGCTTCGCGCGGCGGCCCAGAACCCCCAGTCCGCGTAGTGCGGATGAGATGCTCAGGCCGCGACGGCGATCGCGCGTTCCGTCAGCCGCTCTTGCGCCGACGCCGAGCGTCCATGCCGTGCCGCCTCGAGCCCGTCGAACGTGAACGCCCTCGCTCTCCAGCAGTCGCGACATCTCATCGACGTCTTGGTCACCGACCGTGATCGACGCAAACGTCGACGTGCCGTCGCCCAGCCAAACCCCAAGAACGTAGGGCGGGACAGGCAAGGTGCAGGCCTGACCCTGAACCGGCGCGGGCATGTCGATCGAGTGGTTGCGGTCCCCGCGCGAGCCATAGGTCTGAGTCCGGTAGAGTTCACGGGTGTCGCGAACCCGCGTGGCCTGACCAAACGCCCGGCCCGCGCCGCCGCTGCCGACAACGTTCACGCGGGCCGTGGTGAGCCAGCGATGCTCGCCGTCGCAGACGACGCGCTCACCGTTGGAGAAAAGGACCTCGTAGCAATCGAGGTGGTGGTCTTCGCTGACAAAGGTCACGCGACACGGCGCGCCGGTTTCGTCGATCAACAGGTCGCCGGGGCGGACCTCGCCCATGGTCGTCCAGCCGGTCGGCGTCGGTAGCGGAGTATCGAGCGCGAGGCCTTTGCCGTTCTTGCGCGGCACGAACACGATGACCCGCCGGTACTGGCGCGTGCCGTCGGCCCGCTTCCAGCCGAACATGGGCCGGATGATGTCGTGCTCTTGCCAGGGCTGGAGCGTGAACGGCTTGCCTGCCCACTCCCCGTCCGTGAACACGAGGTACTCAGGAAAGAACGCCGCCGCGCGATCGGCGGTGCGCTCGTCGTACCAGAACTCGCCGTCCTCCCAGCGCCCGGTCTCGGCGTTCCATCTGGCCGACGCCCGCACGGCCGCCGGCCGCTCCGGCGTCGTCATCAGTTCAGCAGCCCGACCGGGCCAGACGCCGGCGGCGGCGTCGGCGCGGCGGCAGGCGCCGGGGCCTCGGCCTCGCGCCGGCCGAACAGGTCGCCCGCCGGATCCGGCGTCATCGACCGGGCCGCGAAGATCCGCTGACGCTCCGCCGGGTTCAGCCCGAACACCGCCTCCTGCGCCTCCAGCAGCCGGGCCAGCCGGTCGCCGATCAGGAAGGCCGGGTGCGCCCGCTTCAGCTTGCCGTGCTGGCTCTCGCTCTCGTAGGTCTCGCCCTCGCGATCGAGGACGTCCTGCATCCGCAGCCAGCGCGCCAGGTTGCGGCAGTACCGCGCGAACGACTCGGCATCGACGGGCGTCAGCAGCTTGAGCCGCGCCACGTTCGGCGCCAGCCGGGTCCAGACCTTGAGGCCCTCACCCTTCAGCCACTCCGGCGGCGCGACGCCGCCGGCCGCCGCCAGCGCAGCCGCGGCATCCGGCGCCGCGCGCCGCTTGCCCGGGTTGCCCTTGGCTTCGCGCACC